GGCGGATGTCGACCCGGTACGCCCACTGCCACCCGGCCAGGGTGACCCCGCGGGTGGCGAGCGCCTCCAACGTGAGGGGGCCGGTGGCGAACCCGGCAGCGGGTGGCGCCTCAGGGAACGGCATCACAGCTGCCACGCGTAGCAGGCGTGCCGATGCGTCGCCCCCGTTGAGGCGTTGTAGAAGTACACCCAATAGAGGTCGGGGAGGACGTACACGGTGGTCCGGTACTTAAACCACGGATACGCCGACTTGCAGGCGGGGGTGTGCGCGTCCGCTGTCCCGGTGTCGAGCACCATCACGAGCCCGATGGCGAGCAGGCACAGCACTAGGAGCAGGATGAGGGGGCGGGCGGTGAGTGTCATGCTGTCACGCTAGCTGCGGCGGCGGCGGAACCGATGGCGGTGCCGCCGGCTCGGGCCACCGCCCGCCGCGAGATCGTCTGCGCCCCCGCGTCGAGGTCAGTGGATGGCAACCCTTCGATGACCCACCGGGTCGCGTCAGAGACGACCTGCGCGACGGAGGCGGCGCGTTCGTCAACCCACCCGGTCACGTCCACCCCGGCGACGCTGTGCACGGTGTCAGCGGCGGCGGTCAGGTGCCGCTCCCACCAACGCCCCAACGGTTCCAGCGACCCGGCGACGATGTCGGCGACCCACGGCAGCGACCAGTCGCCCCCCACCGCGGCGGCGAGATCACCGTTAGGGGTGCCCTTGTACGGGGCGGCCTCCCCGGCGTCCTGCAACCGGTTGCGGATCGCGCCACCGATGCGGCTCCGTGCCGTGATCCGCGCCATATCCAGGGCACCGGCCAACGAGTCGCGGAGTTCGGCGTCGATGCGGGCCAACGCGAACCCGAGTTCCTCATCACCGGCGGCGGCGGCAACCGGGGGCGTCTCCGTGGTGGCCGGGGGTTCGACCAGCTCCAACGCCGGCGGCGGCACCGGGTCACCTTCGAGGGGTTCGAGTGACGCGGCGGCACGCCACTCGTCGGCGGTGACGATCCCCAACTGGAACCCGATCGACAGGTCAGCGAGTTGGGGTGGGTGGGCGAGTAGCTCCCCGGGGTCGGGTTCCACTTCGACCCGGCCCTGGTCGAGTTGCTCGAGGGTCCACGCGAACACGCCGCCGACGGTGTCCGCGGTCGGCCCGACGTGCGCCCGGTACGTTTCCTCCTGCAGCAGCCACTGCCCCCAATGGTTCACGTCGCCGAGCCCGGTGAGCATCTCAGCCGGGACGTCGAGCGCGATCGCGATGCGGCGGATCGTGGCGTCGATCTTCCGGTCGAGCCGCTCATCGTAGGGGCGATCGGGGATCTCCCACCGGAACTGCTCGATGCGGTCACCCTCCATTGTGACAACGATCGGGACCACCGCCGCCGGAGACGTAGGGTCCGCGATCGCCGCTGACGACGCGGTGAGCAGGTCATCCTCGAACGAGTCCCCTTCGGGAAACGAAACCTCCGACGGCATGAACGCGATGCCGCTCTGCCCGAGCCGCGACCGTGACTGCGCCACCGACTGATTCTCGAGGGTGACGAGTTCACGTGCCGGGCCGAGCGCGCCAAGCAGCGACGAGTCAGCCGACGCCGTGTCGGTCGGGTCGGGTGTCCACTGCTTCAACCGGAGCGCCGACGCGTCGAGCAGTTGCGTCAGTTTCGGGTCGACGACCGAGATCGCCGCCCACTGCAGCGTCTCCACTTCGGGGGCGATCGGCAACCGCAACCGCTTCACAGCCTCTGTGCTGAGCCCCTCGAACCCGAGCCACCACACAGCCCCGGCGACCTCAAGGTTGAGGGCGAGCAGGCGGGCGGCTTCTTCGACACCGAGCGGTTCGGTGGCGACGTCGAGCAGGTCGTCGCCTGCGGCGGTGTCGAGTTCGCGCCCGTTGACGATGACCCGCCAGTTGAGCCGGGACACGGCACGCGCCTTGTACCCGGTCGGGTAGCGGAGTTCCCCGAGCCGCCGCCACAGCGCCCACGCCTCAGCCTGCCACGACTCCGACGCCCACAGGTCGCGCCGGTCGGTTTGGGTGGGGGACGCCGGCGGTGACCACGACGCCGCGACGATCGGCTGTTTGCGAGCCATCAGATGAGGGCCAGGAGGTCGGCGCGGCGGGCCTTCGCCAACGGTGTCCCACCGGCGCCACCGCACCCGCACGTCTTCTGGATCGCCAGGTCGCCGGCTTCGGTCGTCACCGACCAGCGTGCCCCCCGGAGCCGGGTGGGTTGCTCGGTGGGGAAGGTTTGCACCTGGTCGGGGGCGGTGAACACGGCGAGGGTGCCGTCGTGGTAGATGACCCGGGCACGCGCAGCGGTGATCGGCCCGGAGACGGTGACCGGTGATAGGTCGAGCACGGCGCCGATGCTACACAACCGATCGCCGCTGCGACGGCCATTCCGCCGGTGGCTGCTTCACCCTGCCCGGTTTCGTCGCCTGCGGCGCCAGATGCGTGCACGCGAACACCAGCGCGTCGAGGCGATCCGGTGAGTACGTCTTGTCGCCCGGCACCCACAACGTCATCTGCCCCTCGAGCCGCGGGTAGACGCCGACGTGGTGGACGAGCTGCCGTTCGTACAGCAGCGCCACCGGTGCCGCCCTCAGATCCTTCCCGCGCGACGCGTTCACCTTCGCCAGTGGTACCGGGAGGTTCGCCGCTTCGAGGGTCGACTTGACCATATCGCCGCCGTAGTTCGACTCCCACACCACAACGTCAGCTTGGACGTCGTCGACGAGTCGGGCAACTTCCCGGGCCCACCCGTCCGGGGATTTCGAGCACGACCGGTCGGCGAGAACGTACAGGTGCCGATCATGCCCGAGCCCGACCGCGACGATGCCCTGCTCGTCCCCGTCCTCCGACCCGGACGGGTCCACCGCCACCGCGACCCGGCGCAGGTCGGGTGCCGCGGCGACCCGGTCGATGCCGTCCAGTCTCCACAGGGCACCCTCGACGGCGTCGAGCAGATCCCCGGAGAGTTCCTGCGCCCCGAGTGACGTGCCGGCGTACCGGTCCCGCATCAGATCCCGCCACGTCTCATCCAGGTGCGGGTTGTCATCGATCGACGCCCTCGTGACGTGGTCCGCTTCGGCGACGATCCGCCGGTACGCCCCAGACGGGACCGGGGTCGTCGCCGCGACGGTGCGGGGGGTCGACCCCAACCGGAGCCCTAGCTGCGCCTGGGGCCACGCCTCAGCAAGCATCGGGTTCGCGGCGAGTTCCTCCCACACGTCCAGGTGACGGTTACCGGACGCCCGGAGCCTGGCGACGTCCCGGCGGGTGGGTGTCCCGAGCACCAGCGCAACGGACCCGTTGGGCCACACGAGGCGGGCGCCACCCGGCGCCGACGGCCGCCACTTAACCTCCGGGGCCAACGCCTGCACCCCGGACGGGCCCTCCACACACGACTCGATCGCGTCCCCCTCAGTCGGCCCGATGATCCTGGCCCGCAACCCCGGGCGGCGGCGTGCCTCATCCACCAGGTACTTGCAGATCGCCAACGTCTTACCGGCGCCACGCCCCGCCTGCAGCAGCCAGAACCGCCAGTCACCGTCGGGGGGGCGCTGATGCGGGAGCATCGTCGCCGCGCCGCCACCCGCCAGTTCGAGCAGTTCCCGCAGCCGGCGCAGCCGCGGCAGCGACGACGCGTCGACGCTCACAGGGTTGCCCGTTCGACCCATCCGGGGTCGATGACCCGCCACCGCCCATCGTCGCCACGTTCGGTGAAACCGGCGTCGCGTAGCCGCATCAGTGACGTGCGAACCGTGTCCGGTTTCGCGTCGCCGTGGCGTTCCTGCACGATCTCGACGAGCACCGCCGACGACACCGGGCCCCGAACCTCCAGGTAGTCGCACACGACCCGCCACCACGGGCCACGACGTGCGAGACGGCGACGCCCCTGCTTGTAGCGTCGGTCGTAGTGCAACCGGCACAGGTCGCGGGCCTTGACCTGGGTGCTGCCGCACACCTGGCAGACGGTGCGGGGCCGGTACCCGTTGATGGTGCGGGTTGTGCGGCCCCGCCGGTACTGCTGCATGTAGTGGGCGTTGCAGAGCCCGAGCGCCTGGTGGGGGCGGTCGCAGCCCGGGACGTCGCACCCTTCGCGACCGCGCTCTTCGATGGCGGCGGCCCCGACGTCACCGTGCCGGGCCAGTCTGCGGTAGTGGGCTTGGCAGTAGCCGCGGCGGAACGTCGGCCGGTCGCACCCGTCGAGCTGGCAGATGACCGGGGTGTCGTGGTATCTGCCGCGGTGGGTGAGCATCCCGTGAGGGGTGTCGAACACCCGGCCGCACACGTCGCAGGTCACCGGATGACCTTCGCGGCGGTGACGCACCGGTGGCAGGCGTCGGATTGCCACTCTGGGACCCACCGCAGCGGGACCCCTGAGCGGTGGCAGACACCGCACCGGCCGACGCCACCGTCATGCGCTGACGTTGGCGGGGTGTGCAGGTCGCAGCCGGCCGCTGAGCAGTACCTCACGAGTGGGGCCATACCTTCCCTGCCAGGATGATCGCCCATACGGTGAGGGGCGCCCTGAGTAGGAACTCGACCACGAGCCCGTACTCGTCTTGGTGGGCGTAGAACATCAACGTCCAGCCGACCACGAACAGGATCAGGAACCCGAACCGCCGGGCAGGGTCGTGCCGCTTCGCAGCGGTCACGACGTCACCAGCCCGGCCCGTGCCGCCCACTCGTCGATCGTCGCCTCCAGCCATATCGGCCCGACTGACAGCTCGAAGTCGGGGGTGGGGAGTTCCCCGCGTTGGCGGCGGGACCTGACAGCCGGGTAGGTGAGCCCGACCCGGTCGGCGACCGCCCGGGTGTCGAGCAGCACCAACCCTTGAACGACTGCGGTGTCGTCGATGTTCACGTGTCCCCCTCCGTACCGGTTGACTCAGATTGTAGCAGCCGTGCCGCTCGGTGCATCTGTCGGACCTCGTCGGCGGTGAGCCCTGCGTTCCGCAACCGACTACAGGCGATGCAGTAGCACTGCAACCCGGTCGCTGACGCTCGGGCACGCCAGAACGCTGACCGGGGGAGGGTCTGCTCGCAACCCGGGCAGTACTTCTCGGCGACCGGTTCAACCGGGTTGGCCTTGCGCCGGGCGTCGTGCGCCCTGACGTTCGCCCGGTTGCACACGTGGCAGACATCTCCCTTGCCGTCGCGCTGGTACCGGTTGTTGGGAAACTCGGTGAGCGGTTTGGTCGTCTTGCACCGGTGGCAGCGTTTCTCGGTGCGGGTCGCCCTGGCCTCGAGACGTCGCCGGTACGCGACCGCGCGGGCGGCCGCGGCGTACACCCTCGCCTGACGGCGGCGGTCCCGTTCCGCCCGCAGCTCATCACCGAGCCCCGGGTCCAGGATGGTGACGATCTGCCGGACTCGCTCCCCGGTGATCCCGTACATGGCGCCGATATGCGCCAACGTGGCGCCGCCGCGGCGAACCGCGACGATCTCGCGGTAGCGGCCACAGCCGGGGGTCTTGGCGCGGTGGATGGGGAGGTTGGTGAACTCGCCGCCGCAGTCGGGGCAGCGTTGGCGGGGTCATCGTCCGCGGTCCTGTCGTTGTTCGTCGCGTTCGTTCTCGGCAACGTCGGCGCGGATGTCCCTGGCCCGCTGGTAGTCGCCGGCGGTGAGCCGCCCGAACCCTCGGCAGATGTGACACATGAACGGGCCCCGGCGCCCGGTCCCGTCACAGTCGCGGCACGGTCGACGCTCATCGGTCACGGTGTGATGCCTCCGGTGAATGTGACCCGGCCGTAGGGGCCGAGACACATCTCTGAGTCGCGGTAGCCGGTGCGGTAGCTCTGGCAGACCTCGGCGGTGGCATCCTCATCCGGGAGCGTGCTGCAACTGTTCATGCCAGAGCAGTCGCCTCCTGTGAGGAGGGCGAGGGTCGCCAGGATGAGTGCGACGGTCGCTACACCTAAGGCGAGCTTCGGGGTGGGTCCGGTCATAGTCTGCGTCCCTTCGTCGTATCGTGACGCAGATTGTAGCATCCTTGGGGGTGGGGTGCAAGCGGTTACCGGGTGACCATCGCCAACCGCTCCGACACCGGCACGACCCGGCACCGCAGCGACCGTTCCCACCCACGCACCCACCCTGCGACACGCCGATGATGCAAATCATCCACGAACACCACGGCGTCGCCGGTGAGGTGGGGCCAGAGTTGGGGGAGGGTGCGGGACCGGCCCTCCCGTATCCGGGGCCCGTCGATCAACGCGAACCCGACCCCGTCCGGTAGGTCGGTGTCGTATGTGCCCAACCGCAACCGGCACAGGCGGAGTTCCACGTTCTCGACGCCGGCGCGGGTGAGACGCATCGATGTCACCTGCCACCAGCGTTTGTCCCCCTCGAGCGAGATCAGGTGCCCGACATGGCCGGCGAGGACCGGGGTGGAGCGCCCCGACCCGTACTCGACCGCCACTGCCGGGGACAGGCGGGCCGCCGCCTCCACCACAACGGCCAGGGATTCAGGGTCGAGCGCCCAACTCACCCGGCGTCGACACCGTCAGCGGCCAGCTCAGCCTCCAACCGGGCGATCTCAGCTTCCACAGCGTCAAAGGTGATGACGTGGACAACCTCCGCTTCACGCAACCCGCACCGATCCAGGATGTCACGGGCCGCGGCGAGGCGGGCACGCTCATCGGACGACTCCACGATCTCAGCGAGCGCGACGATCGCTGGTGCCACCAGGTCGAGCAGCCGGCGGCGGGCAGCGTCCCGAACCTGGGGTGCAGCTCCCCCATGGACACGGCACACGGTTCCGCCCATGATCGCCAGCTTGCCGCATTGTTCCCCGGTGGTCTTCGATGTGGCTCTGCATTGGACTCGGGGCATGATGGGGTGAGCGCTTGCCATGCGGTCAGGGTAGCGTCGGGGTGCTTCCCGTGTGGGTAATGACCGGCCGGGTTCGGCATAGGTGTGGCTCGGGTGGGGACGGTTACCCCACTCTGACCGCTTGATGTTCAGCCAGCGATCCGAACCGAGAGGTCGCTGAGTTTGTAGCACGCCGCCGCTTCGGCGGTGGGCTGTTTGGCAGACCTCGATATGTCACCGTCAGTCGCCGCCTGGGGTATCCCCGATGGGTGGGGGTCCGGGGGAGGGGCTTGCAATAGTTAGCACCCTTGCAAGCACCGCTTGACCTAGAGCCCTGACCGTGATATCGTCGGGGCTGCCTGAGCAGCACTTGATCGTTCGAACGGCCCTCACCTTTACCGGTGGGGGCCGTTCTACGTTACGCCTCGCGTCGTGCCGCGTCAACGTCAAGTCGGGGTTGAGGGTGGACGGGTGGGGGGGTGGCGGGTAGGGTGAGGGTTCGTCGTATCGGACGCGGCAACGCCCCGGGAGGGAGAACCCCGGGGCGTCTGTCGTTGGGCCGCCTGCCACCTAGCGGTGACAGCCTAGTCGGTGCCCTCGTCTCGGATCAGCTCGGCGATCTGTTGCAACCCGAGCCACGTCTCGTCGATGGTGCGCCCCAACTTGGCTGCCAGGGTCGTGAGGGTTCCCATCGTTATGCCGTTGAACCGGTCGGGAAGCGATTTCCACGCGACCGAGCCGTATCCGAAGATCACCATCGCGACCCCGCGCCGGCTCAGTGGCTGCCTGCCGGTTCCCTCGCAGTAGGGGCAGACCGGCTCAGCCGGCCCGAGTAGTTGACGGGCGAAGTCGAGAGCGTCGGTCGCCTCGATCAGCCGCACCGGTGTCTGCGCCGTGGTGCCGCTGGCTGCGTGTTTCGGGACAGCGACGACGGTCTTCGGGTAGAGACGCTCGTCACGCGTCGACGGGCGATGCACGGTTCAGCCGCCCTCTGCCGTGAGTCGCAGGACCGCCTCGAGTTCAGCGACACGCCGGGTGCAGGGTCGGCAGTAGCGGCGGGGTTGCCGCCAGATGGGGTCACCGCAGATGTGGCAGCGGGTGGATGGTGGCCGGGTGCCGGCGATGCGGTCGAGGCGGGGGATCAGGTCTCGGGCCAGCGAGTCGAGCAGCTCATAGGAGACGGTCATTCGTCGCCCGTCTCCAGCCACAGCTTCCAGTACATGACCGGAACAGGGATGGCCCGGGCGGCCGCCATCTCCGCTCGGGCACCGGACGACGCCTCTGCACCGGGTAGGTAGGCGAGCCCTTCGGCGTGGAGGCACAGCCACTCGAGGTCGGCGGCGAGCACCTGCCGCCGGTCGTAGGGTTCGTCGCCGGTGGCGCCGTCGATGGTGAGCCCCATGACCCGGTCGCGTTCGGGTGGGTTGAACACTTCGTAGCCGGCGCCTCGGAGTCTGGCGGCGGCTACGTCGAACGCGGGGGCGTTGAAGTCGGCGATCCCGGTCATCGGGCCAGCCAGGTAAAGCCGGTGCGGCCGGTCACTCATTCGAGGTCCCCGATGTCGGGGTCGACACCGAACAGGATCACATCGGAGAACAGCCGCCGACACAGCTCCGTCGCCGCGCGGGCCCAGAGCATCGCCTGCGTGTACGACTCCCACGGCAACGGGGACCCTGTGCTCGACCGGGCCCGGGCGGTGCCTTCGTCGGTGATGGTGGCGAGCCCTGCTCGGGCGGCGTCCTCGAGGGTCCACACCACAGTGATCGTCTCCCCGGTGTCGCCGCGGGTGCCGACCAGCTCCGCCCGTTTGGCGTCGGCGGTGCCTTCGACCCGGTGCTTGGCACGCCGCACCATCCCCAACTGCAAACTGGCAGACAGGTTGGGGCGCCCCTGAATGATCGTGATTTCCCGCAGTGACGCCATCGCGTCTACACCGAGTTCACGGCCGGTGAGGATCGCTGCCATCACCGCCGCCGGGTTGTTGCGCATCGCTTTGGGCACGAACTCGGTTCGGGCGAGCCCTTCCCCGAGCCGTTTGGCGACGTCGAGGGCGTCGGCGGTGACCCCTCCGGCGACGTGGCGGGCCAGTTCCCCGCGTGACCCCACCGGTGGCGCCGGCGGTTCGGGTTTGCTGGTGTCGGGTTCGTCGACGGGTTCAGCGTCGATGACCTCCACGTCCACCGGGTCGAGTGGCACCCCGGCGTCCGATGGCGCGTCGACCACTTCGTCGAGGGTGGGTTGCTTATCAGCCATGTGACGCCTCCGTTGGGGTCGTTGCATCGTCGGGGTACCTGGTGGCGCCCTTGAACGCGCCCCACGGCCACCAGTAGACGTGGGCGTCCTCGGCATACAAGTCGCACCAGCGGCGGGCCGACAACTCGTCGTCGAACAACGCCAACGGGTAGTCGCGTAGGTCGAACCCGATCACGACCCACGCCCCGTCCGCGCACTCGTTCACGACGTCACCGCCATTCCGAGATGCCGGGCGAGCACGGTGACGGCGTCCATGATCCCGACGAGCGACGACAGCGGCGGCGGATGAGCGGCCCAGTCGGCCTCGGTCGTCCACTGCGTCTCGTCGGCGAACGCCGTGTATTCGGTGGCGCCGGTTTCGGTGAGATGCAGCACCGCCCCGAACGTCGGGGTGCCGTACTCGTGCCCGATGTCGCACGCCGCATACGCGGCGACCTGCAACGGGTTCTCCGGGTACAAGGCACCGGTGCGGGCGTTGACGACGCTGCGCCCCGTCTTGATGTCGATCACACCAACCTCGTCGGCCTGGTCGCGGACGAGCACGTCGAGTGTGCCCGCCCACCCGTGAGCCAACGACGCGACCGGGATCTCCTGGCCGATGACGACGTAGTTGGAGTCCTCGACCCACTGCCACCACGACTGCACGATCGCGGCGACCTGCTGATCCTCGACCTCGTGCGCCGGGACTTCGGCGGCGATGAGACGATGCGCCTCGCTGCCACGGGCCGCCGCTTTGTCACGGTGCCGCCACGGGGCACCCTTCGCGATGTCAACCGCCGCCTGCGGGTCACCCTCAGCCAGGGTGGCCATGGTGTCCATGTTCTCGACCACCCAGCGGGCGGTAGCCGCGGCCGCCCACCCCACCAGGGCCGGTTTGTTGATGGCCCGGAGCAGGGTCGTCACCGACGGGAGCATCAGCTCACCACCGGGGACGTCGTCACCGGTGACCCGGTACACGTGCTTGCCGCCGGTGGCGATCACCAGTTCGACGCGGTTCGGCCAGTCGTCCTGCGGTGTCTCCTGATCGAAGTCGTCTGTGACAGTGGTCATAGCTGCACCTCCAACGTCTCGACGAGCGTCTCCCACGCGGAGTACGTGTCGTCGATCGACGCGTGCTCGGCGACTGCGACCTTGGCGAGTTGGCGAACGCTCATCACGGCGACCGCCTGCCGTATCGTCCCGAGATTGTCGGCGCGGCCGTATTCCACCAGCGCCCCGACGAGCACCCTCGTTTCTAGTGCCAGCATCACAGACCTGCGAACGGGTCGGCGGGACGCTCGTTGATCAGCTTCGCGACCTCTTTGGCGAGGGCGAGCCCGGTGTGACCGGCCGTTTCCCTCGGGAACCGTCGCAGCACCGACCCGACCCTGACCGGTGCCGTCTCGTTGTTGTCGGGGAACGCGGCCGCCATCGTGACGACCTGCTCTGAGTGTCGCATCGGACCTCCCTGGTGCGGGTGTATTGCGTGTGCCCGTTATGGTACACGTCGCTACAACCTGCGTCAAGTGGGGGGAGTGGTCCCGTCGGTGGGTGGATCAGGTGGCCGCCGGGACGCCACCCACCCGGCCACAGCAGCTACCAGGGCGACACCCAACCCGGGGAGCCACCGCATCCACCGTGGCCGGGTCACGTCAACGCCTGACGCAACGCCACAATCTCCGCTTTCAACTCCGCGATCTCCGTCTTCAACGCCGCGATCTCAGCCCGGAGGTCGGCCCGTTCCTGCTGCGACTCCAACCTGGCCGCGACCCGGTCCTCGTGCAACGTCTCGATCGTCGCCTCCATCGCCTCCATAGCCTGCGCCACCCCGGCCCGGCCATTCGCCATCACCCCGCTGCGCTCAGTCACCGCGTCGGTTCGCTTCGATCGCACATAGGCGAACACGGCGACGAGCGCCGCAGTGGCGGCAGCGAGGATCTCAGCCCAACTCACCGCTTACGCTCCGTCATCGGGTTGATCGGCGGTTCGAGCAGCAGCCACACCTGGATGACGGCGATCGCCACGTACATGATCGGGAGCTGGAACGATGCCTTCCCGGCGAACACCTGCTCAGTGTTGGCGATCCCCCAGGCGAGCATGACACCGATCGACGCGGTGACCGTGAGACGCACGAGACGCAGGTCACGCACCACGTTGAGGAACACCAGTTCGCTCACCCCGAGCCCGGCGAACACGGCGCCGACGACCGGGTACGGGACACCGTACGGGGTGAACGTCGGCATGTAGATCCAGAAGTTGACGGCGAGCGCGACGCTGGCGACCGCGACCGTCATCATCGACCGGTAGAGGCTCGGGTGCGTGCGTCGCAGGTCGACGCGTCGGTTCGGTGCGTTCACCGCTCAGTGTCTCACGATCCAGACGATGAGGGCGATGATCGCCACCACAATGAGGACGGTCACAAGATCCACCACGCCTCCCCTAGTCCTCGAGCGGGTACATGATATCGAGATGGTAGGCGGGGTTCAGCACGTCGTAGTAGACGGCGACGGCGTTGTCGCCGTCGAGCCACGCCCCCACCACGAACCGCTCGTACACGGTGTGCGGCCCCGAGTCGTAGGCGTCCGGTTTGTTCGGGTTCGGGGTGTCACCTGACACCTGGAACGGGGTCGTCAGATGCTGGATGGGTGAGAACGTGGTCCCCGGGTCGGCGTTGACCGGGTTCACGTAACCCCGCACTTCGACAACCTGCCCGGTGGCGGTGTGCACCACCCGGATCACCGGGCGACGATCCGGGGGCTCAGCGGTGGGCCCGATCCACGACGGGCGGGGTGAGTCGCGCAGCTCGCTAGTGGCGGGGCCGACGATGATGCCGCACCCGTGGGCGTCGTTGTTGGGGAGCCCGGCGGGGGCCACGTCGTAGCGGATGCAGTCGTAGAACCGCTCCGCTTCGTCCATGCCCTGATCCCCGACCTGCACAGCGATGGTGCCGCCGTAGCCGCCGGCGAACGAGAACCGGAACACCTGGTCGTCGGGTTCGGGGCCGGGCGGGTTGTGGTGGAGGAACCCGTACGCGTACCGGTAAGCGGAGCGGTCCCCGTCGTCCCACCCGGCACCGGACGACAGCTGGTGGTAGTAGGGCGCTTCCCACATTTTCACGGCGGTGGGTGACCCGAGCCGGCCGATCACGTAGATGTCGTAGCGGCCACCGGAGATGATCGGGGTTGGGTCGGTGCCGATCGGCGGTTCAGGCGGCTCAGTGGTGGTCGTCGTTGGTGGCGGCTCCGTCGTCGTCGTGGTGGGTGCCGCGGTCGTTGTGGTGTCCCCACCGGTCGTCGTGGTGTCCCCACCGGTGGTCGTGGTGGCGTCGCCCACAGCTTCCACCGTGACCGGCAACACCCCGAGCATCGTCGACCCGCCACCCTCCAGAATCCGCACCTGCCCGTCGCCGACAGCCTGCGCGTTCGCCTCATCGGAGACGTCGACGACAGCGACCCCGGCACCGAGCAGCGCCAGCCCTGCCAACGTCGCGAAGATCACCGACCGTGGGTTGCGGGTTGCCATCACTGCCTCCTAGGCGACGAACACCTTGCAACGGTGCCCGTGCTCGGCGCCGGTCGAAACGTTCGAGTACCAATTGAAATACCAGATATAAGGGTTCCCGACGACCAGCACCGACCGGTGCGTGTACATCCACGGGTAGACGGTCCCGAAGTGACACGTCGGGATGTGCGCCTCAGCGGGCGGCGGTGCCGCGGTAACGGATGCTGCGACGATGAGCGCCGCAGCGAGCAGACGTCTCATCGCTGGTAACCCTAGACGAACCGACCTGCCGAATAGCGGACCTGCGCGCTCAGCGTGGTCGGGGTCATGCAAACCGCCTCGGTTCGACATAGCGCGGGCATCCGGCTGCAAGCAGGGTGCGGTCGTTCGGGATAAGTATTCGAGCCCGACGCTCGTCACGACGCAGCGGATATACCCACCGATCCTTCACCGATTGCGTTACGCCGTCACGCCATGACCCGTTGCCGGTCGGTGGCGGCCGCAGACGATGCCACGTCGGCGCCCATAGCCAGTTGCACGCGCGATACAGCGCGCCGGTGTGACCCACTGACGGGTCGCTGTACGACACGACCGTCGTCACGTCCGGGCGCTCGGCGAGCAGGAACCGAGCAATGCGCGACCATTGCCGACTGCCGCCGTTCTCGACGCCGAGCAGACACCAGCGAGTCAGCTCCAACCAATCAGTCGGGAGATGCCGCGAGGTCGGCGAGGCGAGCACGGCGACGCCGTACTCGTCAGACCATGCGAAGCCGCGATGAGCGCGCCCGAGATAGTGACGCTCGTCGAGAAAGGCGGCGACGCTCGCCACCGGCAGCGTGCGAGCGTCGAACACGGCCAGGGTCGCGGTCATGTCAACACCCGCCGGCCGCTGACCACGCGCCCCACCCCTGAGACGCCCACACGGCCGCGGCGATCTCCATGTTCGTCACCGGGTCGAACAGCGCCGACGCGGCGACCCCGTAATGGTCGGACCACAGTGGTGTCATCACCTGCATTAGCCCGGTCGCGCCGGACGGGTTGTACGCCGACGGGTTCCCGCCACTCTCCCCGGCCATCACGCAGAGGGCGAAATCGACCTCGGACGCCGGGAAGTACGCGGCGACGAGTGAGCGCCATTGCTCAACCCCGGACGTGTACGACACCGGGACCGGCGCGGCGACGACAACCGGAGGCGGCGCCGTTGTGGTGGTGGTCGTGGTGGGTGGCGGGATCGACTCGAAGTAGCCGCGCTGCCGCTCACACATCCCGACCTGCACGCACAGCGTGCGGAACCGCACCCATTCACGGTCGATGGTGGGGGGTTCGTGCGGGCCGGGGGCCGGCACCGTTGACGCCGCCGCGGCCAAGATGACCGCTGCGGCCAGGGCACGCATTACGGGTACGTTATACCGCTGATTTCGATGGTGCCAGTCGCCGACGTCGGGGCCGGCCCCGGATCGCCTTTCTCCCCCGGCTTCCCCGGTTCCCCCGGGTCACCCTTCTCGCCCACGCCTGGCGCGCCTGGCGCTCCCGGCGCCCCCGGTTTGCCCGGCGCCCCCGGGTCACCCTTGTCGCCCTTCTCCCCCGGTGGCCCCTGCACCGCGGTGACGAGAACCTCGGCGACCTTGTCCGTGGACACGTCACCCAGGGACAGCTTCGACTTCAACGAGCGGAACAGTTGCTCACCGCGGGGCATCTCATTCGCCGCCACCTTGACCTCGACGGCACGGGCGACAATACCCTTCAAGAATGCTTCCTCTTCCGGTGTGAACTGCGGCATGTCGTCTCCTTCGTAGATCGCTTCGGCTCGGTCGTTGATGCTGCCGATCAGCTCGTGCAGGTTGTCGCCGGGACACGACGTCGACCCGTAGTCGCGGTGCCCGCCGGTGAACCCGAGCGGCCACCAGCCCTGCTCATGGCCCCAGGCGACGAGATGCGCGATCCGCTCGAGCAGCAGTGGCGACGGGGTGTCGCCCTCGTAGTTGCCCATGACGCAGATGGCGTGCGAGTCGTCGTTGTTGTTGAGCGTCGCCGCGCCTTCGACACCGGCGCCGCGTCCGACGAACAGGTCGACGTCCGGGGAGTCGTTGTCGAACACGTAGTGGTAGGCGATGTCCCGCCAACCCCTCACGTCCATGTGGAACGTCTGGATCGCCCGCATCGACGGCTCGTCCTGACCGTCCGACGCGGTGTGATGCAGGATGAGCTTCGGGGTTGGGAGCTTGGCGAGCATCGTGACCGACTTCGGCGGGCGGGCACCCCACCCGGCGCGGGACACCATGACGGGGGCGGTCACCATCAGCGGTCACCGCCTCTCGTCTGTGACTGGCCGGCGAGTCGCCGGGCAGGTTCGGTAGTGGGTGCCCGCCACCCTGGCGCCGCCAGTCGGCAGGGGCCGTCGATCGTCGCCGCGCCACACGACCAGCACACCAGCTCGGTTGTTTGGACGTCACAGGTCGGGCAGTGGCGCGGCGGCTGACGCACGGTCATCGCTTGACGTCCTCAGCGGCAACCTCGGCCAGTTCGGCGGCGCTGTAGAGACAGTCGCACCGCATCAGCGTTAGGTCGAACCCGACGACGACAGCAACGCAGCCGACCCCGTCATGCCATCGCTGCTCGTGCCCGCATCCGCAGATCATCGCAGCTCGTCCTCGATTCGGCCCGAGAGCCAGTCGATCGGTCGCCACACTACGCCCCCGGACGCATCCAGCCATCCCCGCTGCTCATCGGAGAGGCGACCCCGGGTCGACTTCAACTCGACAAGCCGCACCACCCCGCCGCGGGCGAGCACCAAATCCGGGCATCCTGCGTGCCCGGAGAGGGCGGTGGCGTACCGGCCTGATCCGAGCATCGCCGGGCGGGAATGGTGGACGTGCCAGCCGAGCAGCGACGCAGCCTCGATGACGTGACGCAGCAGTGTCGCCTCGGACATCGACGCGGTCAGCAGCGCCCGGTCAGTCATCGACCAGCGCCTCTTGTGCCGTGTCCCTGAACAACCGGGCGACGGCGCCCGTCGACAGGGCGGTGAGCCCGACGACGAACGCCGTCCACAGGTGCCCGGTGGCGAGCGCCACGACCGCGACGCTCGCCCAAACCCACGACACACCTGTGAGCAGCAGCGCCGTCATGGCACCAGCCCGCCCGAGTAAGTCACCCGTAGGCACGTCACCTGCTCACGGTACGCGGTGCGCCCCGATTCGCAGACCGCCGCGGCGTCGTCCTCTTCCAGCTCGGCGACGGTCGCCTGTAGCGCGTCGATTCGTGCGTCAGTGATGGCGGTCGACACGGTCAGGACGAGCACCCAGAGCATCACCAGCACGAGCAGGAACCGCTGATCGCCGGTCATGCCATGCCTGCTGCGTCGTGCCCACCGGTCGCCGACTCGAAGGTGATCGTCTGCGCCGGCGGTTTCACCGGTGTCAGGTCCGGGGTCAGGACCCCATCGACGACGAGCAGCGTGTCAGCGACAGTGGTGAGCACGATCGACTCGATGTCGGTCACGTCGTTGCTCACCCACTTCCGCAACTCAGCGGCGATCAACCGGTCGATCTCCCCTGCATTCAGCATCGGGTCACCCTCCCTGTCGTCCACAACGTCGAAGTAGCCGGGGCTGGTTTCGGCGAGCCCGGACCATGACGGCGGCTCGAACGAGAACTTGACGCCTCCGGATTCGTGGCCCAGGTACTTGCCTCCTGCGTGCCCGGCGGGCAGTTCGCAACGAATCCACCGAGTGATCTGACCGTCGACGATTTCGACGATGTGTTGGGCTGGGCAGCGTCTCAATGGGGCCATGCTCACCCTCCCTCATCGCAGCGGTCATGTGAACCCTTCACTGGTCTGTCAGATCCCAACAGAGGGCGCACGCACCCGTACCCGTGAGATCGAGTCTCGTCCGCGGCCAGTGTCCCTTGGTGATCCAGTGAATGAGATGACGCATCACCGTCACCCTCCCTCGGCGTCGGCGGCGCAGTGGCGCTGCCCGCCGAAGTTGCCGATCTCGTGCTGACCCTCCGGGCAGTCCTCACCACGGGGCGGCAACCCCGGCTGCGTCGTCGTCGACTGCTCATCCGGTGGCGCAGCGGTCGTGGTCGTGTCGCCCGGGGGCGGTGTCGTCGTGGTGTCATCCGGCGGTGTCGTCGTATCCGGCGGTGGGGTAGTGGTGTCCCCGTCGCAGTCCGACAGGTCGACCGTCTCCGACGCGATCACGGTCTGGCCGTCGGTCACCTGCCAGGTTTCGCCCGGCAGGACGAGGATGTACGTGGTGGGTTTCCGGTCGAGCCCGACGATCGCCACGTAGAACCCGTCGGCCTTCCCCTGGTCGGTTATGAAGACAAGGTCGCCTTCGCCCCTTCCGCTCGAGTAGCAGTCGTCGATGCCGTACCGGTCGTCGCTGTACGCGATCGCTGAGTTCGCCCACAGCAGCGCCCCCACCGTCAACAGCATGATCGTCAGTCGTCGCATATCCCCATCCCCTTTGTCGTATCAGTCATTACCTGCGGTGTAGATCCAGCGTCGAGCAGCGACGGCTGCTCCGGTGGCGTCTTGACGATCGGTTGATCGTCGTCGCCAAGGTACGCGGTCAGGGACCGCATCAGACCGTCGATTTGCTCGGCGGGCGGCCAGTCCGGCGGTGGCCGCAGGTGAGGGTCGTCGCATTGCACGGTGTAGCGTCCGGCGACCCCGGTGACGCGGTGCGTTTCGAGATGCCGGTGGCACGTCGGGCAGATCACGCGGCACCTTCCCAGAGGGTGAGCCGGTCGTCGCGCCACCAACCGACGAGGTCGGGGGCGCCGTGGCGGTGGACGAGCACGACTGACGCGGGCGGGTCACGGTCGATCACGACGACGGTGTCGATGACAACGACCCGGTCGATCTGCTCTGGGAGCCCGCCACCGTTGGTGACAGCGGCCCGCACATCAGCGAGCGTCGGGGCGGTCATCGGGTCGCCTCGGGATGCTGTGTCGTCATGTGGCGCCGCACATCCTCGAACGACCGGTGGCACACGGCGCAGACACCGTTCTGTGCCCTCCGTCGCAGTTTCGTCGCCTGCCCCTTGTACGCGGCCGCTGACCGCTCCGCGGCGGCGCGCTGGTCGGAGAGATGCACGTTCGTCGATTGCAGCGACGCGACCCGGCGGCGTAGCTTGTCAATCTCGCCGTTGAACACGAGATTGTGACCGCTCGGGCAGTAGAACGAGCGCCCGTCCTCGCGGCGCCGCGCCTCGAACGTGGCAGGTATGGCGAATATGATCCCGCAATCGGCGCAGGTCGTCGTGTTGAGAGTGACCGTCTCGGTGATGGTGTATCCGTTCATCGCTGCACGTCGAGGTTCGATGGCCGGTTGTCCTGCTGGTCGCCGTTGCGGTGCCGGACGTCACCGGCCGGCAACCCTGCCAACCAGCGATGCTCGAGGACTTCGACCCATTCGTTCGGTGCGAGCCGCCAGCGGAGCCTGACGCGGCCTTGTCCGTCGACGGTGCGCCGGTCGGGGGGCCGGGCCGGGCAGTCGGCGGGTGTGCGTGCCATCCTGATGTTTCCCATACCCCTCACTGTACCACGCTGTACCTCGGGTTACAAGGGGGGAACGGCCACCGGTGGGGGAACGGACCCGGCCGGGATTCTGGGGCGTGTCAGAGGGCGCGGGGTATGGCGGCGGTGAGCCACCGGGTGTTCGCCTCCGACGAGTCGAACGTGAACGAATCCGGGTTGATGGAGCTGGTAGCCAGGAACGGCCCCGACGCGAACCCGAAGCGGGCGTCGTTGACGCCGTCGTTGCGGAACCGGTACACCTGATCGTTCGGGAGGTTCACCGGCCACACGGTCGGGGGCACGTCGATGATGGTGCCCCACTGCGAGGCGACGGCGAACCCGAGCCACGAGGTGAGCGCCCCGGACACGGCACCCGGGTCGATGGTGGCGGCGGCGCCGTTGATCTGATTGTTCGACGTGACGATCTGGTCGAGGTTGCCGTCGATGACGTGGGCGGTGACCCACCCGAGCGCCGCTGTCTCCGCTGACGTGATGTCGATGGTGACGGCGGTGTCGTCGGTGTTCGCCCGGTATAGGAGGGTGAGCCCGGCGCCGGTGAGGGTTGTCGGTCCGGCCACCGTCCACCCGTCCGGTACGACAATGGTGCGGGACGTCGAGGTGCCCTCCATGCGGCACAGGACGATGATCTTGTCGGCGGTGCCTGCGACCAGGTTGACGTCGCGGGTGTTGAGCAGCCCCGAGTCGGCGGCGTTGATGACGTTCGCGAGGGTGGGCGCCTGCTGCGGGACAAGGACACCGACCCGGAACCGGGCGGTGCCTTTCAGCGAGTCGCCCACTTCCCACGTGAACGGCACCGTGGGTGTCGCCCCAACCGACTGTGTGTCGCCGGTGCTTCGTATCCATGCCTGGTCTGTGCCGGTCACCGAGATGAGCGCCCACACGCGGCGACCGCCGGTGGACGGGTGATTCAAGTGCACCAGCCCGACCGGTGTCGCGTCGGGCACGTCGGGCACAGCAGGGAGCGTCACCGAGTACGCACCCGAACCGGGTGTGAACCCGGTGCCGAGAGTGATCTCGAAGTCGACGTCGACGTACCGGCCCTGCGCGGACCAGAAACCGGCGGCGACCCCGTCACCGATGAACGGGTTTGTGGTCGCCCCGAGCAGCGCCGGGGTGTACGTTGATGCGCCGCCACCGCCGACACCCGGCGACCCCAGGATGAGCAACCCGCCGGCGGTCGCCAGGGCACGGGCCGGAACATCAACGGTCGACAGCGGCGCGATCGACGGGACCCGGTCGAACTCGGTGCCCGCCCACGTCACCGTGTAGAACCCGTCGACGTCCGGCCCTTCGACCACGTGCACCGTTTCGATGGTGGGTGGCGGTGACCCATCGGGTCGCGGGATGAGGTCGTCGATGATGCGGAGCAGGTCACGGGTCACGGTGTGAACGCCCTCGCGATCATCGTGGTGCCGCCGAGCAGGTCAACGGTGACGGCGTCCATAGCGAGCGTCACGATTTGGTCGGCGCCCACCTGGATCGTCACCGAGTCGCCGGGGTCCCAGGTGGGGTCGAACCCGCGGACAACCCGCCACGACGCCCCGGCGCCCTGCAGTTTCGCACCGATGCGGCGCGCCGTGGTCGCCGCCCCGGCGTCCGACCGTACCGGGGCGTCCGCGAACATGGTGACCCGCCCGTAGGGGCCATCGACGTAGGTTGGTGAGTCGGGGTCGTCGTCCTCCCACACACCCCACGCCGGATTCGCCGACACCGACGACCGGACCACCACAACGTTCGGTGGGCGCCCCGAGAACGACACCACAGCCTGCTCGGGTAGCACCCGGCGGGTCCCGGGGACCCCGGTCGGGACCTCATCAACGACGAGGGACCCGGCCCGGTCGAAGTAGCAGCGGAGCCCGCCACCGGCGAGCAGGTCGGTGAGTTCCCGCCACGGGTCCACCGATGAGGCGGCGCCGAACAGGTACGGTTCCCCGTCGGTGACGTCCCCCACCGTGACCCCACTCGCTGGGGTGTCCGTCTCGAGCCGCGGGTCACGGGTTTCGACCACTTGGGCGGCGACCGCGGCGAGATCCTGAGAGGCGCCAACCGGCATCGGTGACACGAACCGGTGACCGGAGATCCGGGACGCCCGGTCCCCGAGCTGCAACGACACCACGGCACCATCGGCGACGACCGCGGCGTCGGTGCCGGTGATCGGCAACACCCCGAGCGGCACCGTCGACTCGACCCCATCCAAGGTCGCCACGCCCGCCTCCACGAACAGTTCCGACCCGAACGAGGCGAGCACATCGGACGGTTCGGTCGGGACCCGTTTGCTTTGCACCTGCACCGACCCGGACCAGCGGCCCGGGGTCCGAGCGTCCTGGGTGATGGTCCCGGCGACAACCCGCAACGTCTCCGACGCGTCGCCACGCACCGCGGTGACGTTGACGACACGCCGGTACGCGGTTTGCCCGTCGACGAGCACCTGCGCCGCGGGGTCGAGCAGGGTGCTCACGTCTCGAAGATGTCGGGGGGCGGGTCCGACGTCGCCGGTTGCGCCACCTGCCGGGTCACCGCCGTCACCCGGTGGACCGCCCCCTCATCGGAGGGGATCTGCTGCGGGTCGACGGTGACCGCCGGGCCCGCCGACACCCAGATCGCTTCGAGCGCCGGGTCGGCGAGGATGAGCCACACCTGCGGTTCGTCGAGTGCCGCCACCAGGTCAACCGTCGAGTCGGTGGACAGGGTGAGGAACGCGACGGTGTGGTCGCGGCCACCGGGGAGCCCGGACACAGCGGAGGGGAGCCCACCGCCGACGGGTTGCGCCGCGTCGTACGGCCACCGCGTCGACCACGGCCAAACCTCAGCGGCGCCGACGAAGTCGAGCGCGGTGTCGGTGGGGTGGATCACCCACGACGGGCACGGTTGCCCAACAACGACGCACGGGTCGACGGTGACGGGGGCGTCGGCTTCGGTCCAGTCGGTGAACGCGAACGCGCCACCGACCGCACCCCACAACCTGACCCGGTACAGCAGCTCACGGGTGATGGCGTCACCGACCCCGCACAGGCTGTCGGCCGGGTACGAGATCTGCACGAACCGGTCGACCCAATCCGCCGAACCTGCTTCGGGGATCTCCGGGTCGTCGGTCCAATCCACCAACCGCACCCACGTCGTCCCCCCGTCGAGCGACCGTTGAATCTCCGCGCGGATCGGTGCGACGAACGACCCGGTCGGCGCCCCGATCGTCAACTCCACCGACGGGGGGCAGTCGATCGGTGTCACGGTCACCGTCGGGGCGGGCGGCACCGGGAAGTTCTGTGTCCACGAGCATGACGACTCGACCGCCCACCAGATCTCCCCGTTGACGTCCACGAAATCGTGGGTGCCGAACCGGGCGAAGATCGTCCACTCGCCGTTCTCGATCGGGTCAACCTCCCCGAACGCCTCACGGGTAGTGAACGCCACCCCGTCCTGGCTCACGTTGTTGCGGGTGATGCGCTCCATGCGGGGCGGCCCCCACACACCATCAACCCACGGGTCGAACCCTGACGTCGCCGCTTGCGCGTCGGTGAAGATGCGCCACTGCTGCGTGATCGACACCGTCTGCCCGGGGGAACCGGCGTACCCGTACACCCCGGTCATCACCACGAACGGGGTTGTCGTGTCGGTGATGGTCCCGGCGCACCGGTTCACCGCCGCGGCGTCCTGCACCTGCAACGACGTCACGTCGGGGCGGTCCCTGACATCAACGTCGAGGTAGAGTTCTTGGACCCGCCAACCGGAGATCGGGTCCCCCGCCTCAGTCTCCCCACCGTGTGAGACGAGCCGGCAGTCGAACACCGCCGAGTCGATGTTCGCGGTGGCCCGCCCGATCGCCGGCACCGTCGAGGGGCGCAGCCACCCGGTCGAGCGTTGCTGCCCCGGCCCGTAGCGGAGCGACGTTTGGGGTAGCACCGCGTCGGGCCACTGTTCGATGAGCGCCGCGACCCGCACAACCGCCGGTGCCGCCGCCGGGGGCTGCAGCTGCTCCCACCGGTCCCGGACCCGCAACCGGAACTGCTTCACCCTCTGCCCGGCGGTCAACGCTGTCAGGTTCCCGCACCCCAACTGCATTTGCGACCCGGCGGGTTGCTGCTCAACGAACAGGACGTAGGTGGCGGTGTCGTCGTCGGATGTGACCGCCTGGCGGGTCCCTGACGGCACCGTCGACGTGTCGGTGCCGTTCTGGATGGTGCTGTTGGGTCGCAGCGTCGAGAGTCCCATCAGTGACCGTCCCTGGATAGGCGGGTGCGTGCCAGAGCCTCGAACGCCCGTTGGACACCGGCGGCGACGTCAGCGGTCGACGCCGGCCGGTCGATGACGATAGCGCCGGGGGCCACGTTCACGGTCACCGACGACGACCCCGGGGTTTCCCCGGACACCCCAACCGAGATCGACGAAATCAGGCGGTCGACCTGCGACGCTGACAGCGGCACCGCGGTGCCGGCGAAGTCGGGCACGAACATCTCCGGCACACCGGAGTAGACGAACTGGCCGGCGCTGAACCGGCCGCCGCTGTCGAGCTTCAACGCCCCGCCGCCGCCGATGCTGTCACCGGTGACGTCGACGACGATGTCGATGGGCCACAGGCGGTTGACCAGTTCGGTGAGGCGATCCTGCACACTGGTCACCGTGTCGAGCGCCGTCTCGGCGCCCTTCACTTCCAACTCCGGTTCGTACCGCCTATCGACACCCTCAAGCGCGGGTCGAAGCTTCGTGTCGACTTCTACGGCGGCGTCGTCAGCGTCCGAACCGATCCCCCTGATGCGTTCCCGCATCGTCTCGAACGTGCCCTGCGTGATGAGCCCCTGGTCGCGCAGGTCACGCAACGTGACGAGGAACGCCGGCCCGGCGTCATCCGACACGGCGAGCAAAGCCGACTCGACCGCCAACTCAGCGTCGGCAAGGTCGAACGCCGCCTGCACCGCCGCGGGGGAATCCTCCCCGGTTTGACGCACCGCCCGGTTGTACAACCGCAGCGCCTCCCGTGCCTGAGCGTTCGCGTCCCGCACAGCGAAGATAGGGTCGACCAGAGCCCGGTACGCGTCATGGACACCCCGCAGCGCCTCGGTCTGCAACTCGAGCGCCGATGTGAGCGGCGGCACCGACCCTTGCAGGTAGTCGACCCCGGACGCGGCGTCGATCGCCGCCGGGCCGACCGCGCTTGCGGCGGTGGCGAGATTATCGGTGGCGGTCGCGGCCTCCCCGGCTGACAGGCCGATCGCCTCAGCGGTTTCCCCGAACGCGACGGCGTTGTCGCGGGCGCCCCGTGTCTCGTCAACGAACCGGAGCAGCGAGTCGGTGACCTTCGCGGTGCCGGCGTCGACGGCGAACAGGCCACCGGCGAACAGGTCGAGCCCACCCATCCCCTCCGTCAGCGCGTTGCGGAACGCGAGGGCGTCCTCGGGGGTGCCGGCGAGGGCTCTCGCCAGGTCGTCGACGGTGAGCCCCATCTCAGCGAGTTGCTCAGCGGCGCGCCGGTTCGCTTCGAGGAACGCGGTGGCGGTGGTGTCCGCCGCCGACTGGATCGAACCCTCAGCGGCGGCGAGCGCCGCCTCCCAATCCCGGGTCGCTTCCTCGTTGTCGCGGGTCGCGACGAGTAGGACACCGAGCCCGGCGATCGCCCCGGCGATAGCGAGCCCCCACGGGCCGGTGAGGAACGTCGCGACCCCTGACAGGGAGATCCCGAGTGTCCCGAGCGCCCGTGCGATCGACGCGATCCCGACCACCGACGCGGCGCCGACCCCGCCGAGCCCCCCGAGCAGCACCAACGTGGTTTGGATGGGGGCGGGGAGGTCGAGGAACACCCCGAGCAGCGCCGACCCCGCTGATGTGAGCGCCTCCCACGCCGGCATCAGCGACTGGCCGGCGACAGCGGCGGCGTTCTCCTGCTCACCGGCGAGGATGCGTTGCGAGTTGGCCAACCCGTCTGATGTGGCGGCGAAGTCACCGGCGACCTGCTCGGTTTGCGCCATGATGAGTGACAACGCCGCGGTTGCTTTCGCGGTGGGGTCCATTGTTTCACCCGCTGAGACGAGCCCGAGCGCCAACGCCTCCGCTTGTATCGCCGCTTCGCTCATGTTCACACCGAACGCCCGCAGCGGCTCCGTCTCACCGCGCAACCCTGATCCGATGGCGCCGAGCGCTTGGGACACGTCGACGTTGAACACCGACGCCATGTCGGCGGCCCTGGTCGCCAGGTCGAGGGTGGCGTCGGCGGCTGTCTCCGCGTCGAGCCCGAAGTTCGCGAGCAGCGCCCCGATCGGCACGACCGCCTCGTTGAACGCCCGCTGACTGAGCCCCACCGACTCGGCGGCGTTCTCACCGAAAGCGATCACCGTCTGGGACGCTTCACCGAACACCACATTTACGGCGTTCAACGATTCCTCAAGCGCCGACGCGGCGTCGACAGCGGCGGTGCCCATTCCGACGAGTGAACGCACGGCGATCGCGGCCCCCGACGCGATCGCCGTGGACCCGATCAGGTCCCGTGCGCTGAACGACCGGGAGATCGTGTCCGCTGACCGGGCCCCGGTTGTGCCCAGGTCGTCGAGGGCGTCGTCAACCTGCCCGATCTGGGCGGTGGCACCCTTCGTCGCTGATTGGAGGTCACGTTCGAGGGTGGGCCCGAACTTCGATACGTCGGGGAGGATTTCAACGAGCGCGGTCCCGATCGTTGTTGCCATCAGCGGCGCCGGCCTTTCAACCGTTCCAGGTCAGCGGCGGTCACTTGCTGCCCCCACGTCTGGCGTCGCACCTGCTCCGGTGCCGCCGCGTCGAGTTGTTCCTCGATGGCGCGCCGCACGTTCTCCCGGGACGTGAACGCGTTGCACAGTTCGGACACCCACGCGTCGAGCAGGCGCCCGTAGACAGCGTCGAGTGTCAGGGTGTCGAGGTCGTCGATACCGGCTCGCCAACACCAGTAGCCCCATCGTTCGCGACTGGCGGCGATGATCCCTGCGCCTCTGTGAAAGGGACGACGCGAAGCGCCTTCGCCGCGTCGCCGATCAGCGTCAGAATTGCCAGGGAGTCGAGCCGGTCGAACAGGGTCGCCAACTCGCCGTTGTGACCTGGGGCCATGTGGGCGAGGACACTGGTGAGGAACTCGCGGGCTTCGTCGGGGGACTGGTCGGAGCGGTTCGTGAGCGCCAGTTCCATGTTCGCCGACAGCGCCCGGGTGAACGTGATCGTTTGGTCGCCGATCTCGGCGACGTACGGGGTGCGACCCTCGTCGATCGTGGTGTATCTCTTGCCGTCAGCCATGCCTCTCTCCCTTATCTCGTCCACTCGATGTTGATTCCCCAACCTACTAGCCCACCCTCGGGCCCGAGCGCTTCTGCGCCGGTTATCTGCCCTGAGCAGTCGACAGAGCGGAGCGCGTCAGCGGTCGCTTTCCATAGGGCGTCGAGTTCCCACACCGACTCCGACCCGGACTGGGCCATAGCGTCGATCGTTGGCGGGTTGCCCTTCGAGTCGGACACCGGGACGCACCACACGCGCTGCACCTGCGCCCGCACCGTCACCGGGCCGCACACGACCTGCCGGCCACCGGGCAGCGACGAGAACCCGCCGCCACCCGGGGTGCCCGTGTTCATCCCCATAATGGACACGGTGAGCTGGTCGCAGTGGTCCCACGCGACCTGCCCAACATGCACCCACGCGAACCCGCCGCAGTCCGACTCGGATGCGATCTTGCCGAGCAGTTCGGTCGCGGTGTCGTAGATCGTTCTCACGTCGGGGCGACCAGGTCAGGGGACCGCACCGACGCGGGCCGTTTCAGGGCCTCAGGGTTCACCGCGGTGAGCCACTGGTCTAGCAGCGTGACACCGGTGCGGCCGTTGTCGAGCCAGTCCTGCGACGACTCGATCACGAACGACACACCCTGGCGGGCGACCGACGTCAACCGCTCCGGCAGCGCGCAGTCTTTCCCCTGGCACCCTTTGAGCAGCTCGCACGCGTATGCGGATATCGCCATCGCACCGAACGCGTCTACCGGGATGCCCCAGTCGTAGTCGACGACCAGGACGTCGTCGTCGGCCACGTCCGAGCCGAGGAACTGGCACGCCGGCCAGCGCTCCGGTGGCTGCCTGACGAGCCGGTTCGTTCCGAGCAGCGTGAAATCCTCCACCGGGACACCGCCGATGCGGACCTCGTCGACGGCGACTACGGGGCCGTGGGCGAGCCACACAACGGACGGGGCCGGGCAGCCGCACCCGCACGGCGCCACCGGGCAGCATGCGTCGTTGACCCGACCGGGGCGCTCAGCGGTGACGGTGCAGATCCCGTAGCGGCGACCGGACAGCGCCCACGCGATGAACGACGCAGCGTCGATCGCTGTGTCGACGTGCGCCGGTTCGGCACCCACCGCCGCCTCGCAGCACGCCTCGAGTTCGGCGACGGTGATGAGCGGTTCGCAGGGTCCGGTCATGGCACCAGCGCCAACACTTCGGGGAGGATCGTCAACCGGATCTGCCGCTTCCGCTCCTTCAGATCGGCGTCGCGGGTGGCGGTGATTTCGATGACCCACTCGCCGGGGGTGAGCACGTCAAGTTCCCCGAGATCCCATTCGATGACCAGGTTCGGTACGCCGTTGTCCTCGGTGCCTGACCCGGTGCCGCCGGTGACCCCGGTTGTCTTGGAGATGACCGCAGGGTTCCAGCGTTGCCCGATCTCGACGAGGAACGTCCACCCTGCGGCGAAGTCGATGAGGTCGCCGCAGTTCGTCCACCACACCTCGAGTTCGCCAAGGTCGGCGTCGTCGATGTACGACACGCAGGGCGGCCGGTGCAGGGTCGACGTCACGGGTGCATCCTATCCCCCCGAGACGGTGGCGTGGTGGCACTCGTCGACGGTGACCGCTGAGCATTCGTCGATGGTGACGCGGTGGCATTCGTCGACGGCGACCCGCTGCGGCGCCACCGACGGGGTCGGCACGTCGGTGCTGATCGTGAAGCAGATAGCGGCGTGACCGGTGGTCGCCGTTTCGAGTGTGAGTGTCCCGGCGCCGGCGCCGATCAACACCAGGTCATCCGCGGTGTGCCCCGACGTGGCTTCGTCGAACACGATCGTCGCGGCGCCTACCGGGGCGACGTCGAGGTCATCGGCGGTGTGCTCGGAGGCGGCTTCCTCGAAGCTGATGGTGGCGGCACCGGAGCCGACGAGCACGACGTCGTCGGCGTGGTGGAGGGTGTCTGCGCCGTCGAACCCGATGTCACCGACAGCCGGCGAGAACAGCACCAGGTCGTTGCCTGAGTGCTCGGTGGCTGCCTCGTCGAACGTGATGGTGGCGCCACCGGACCCCACAACGGTGAGGTCGTCGGCGGCGTGGGCGGTGGCGGCTTCCTCGAAGGTGATGGGGACCGCACCGGCCCCTGTGAGCGCCACGTCGACGGCGGTGTGAACACTCGACGCCGGGTCGAGGGTTATCGTCGCCGCCCCGGCACCCTCTAGTGCAACGTCATCGGCGGCGTGGGCGGACGACGCGGCCTCGAAGGTGATAGTCGCGGCCCCGGCACCGGTGAGGGTGACGTCGTCGGCGGCGTGGCCGCTCTGGGCGGTGTCGAACACGATCGACGCCGGGCCCGACAGCATGACGTCGGCTGCGTCGTGCTGAGACGTGGCGCCTTCGAACACGATCGGTGCGGCGCTCCCCGGGGCCAGGGTCACATCCGCGGCAGCGTGCCCGGATGACGCACCCTCGAACGTGAGGGTCGCTGCCCCGTCACCGGCCAGGGTGATGTCAGCGGCGGCGTGCTGCGACGACGCCGCCTCGAACACGATCGGCGCCGACCCGGGGTCGACGATGAGATCAGCGCCCGCGTGCCCGGATGACGCCGCCTCGAAGCTGATCGTCGCGGCGCCGTCACCGATCAGCACCGTGTCAGTGGCCGCGTGACCTGAGCTGGCAGCCTCGAGCGCGATGGTGGCGGCGCCGTCACCGACGACGACCAGGTCGGTGCCGGCGTGCCCACTCGACGCCGCCTCGAACGTGAGCGTCAGCGACGTCGCCGCCGCTTTGATCTCACCAGCCCACGCGACCCAATCCTCGTTCCCGGTCCACGACGACGTGACCGTCAGGTCTTGCCCGAGCCGCCACTGAGCCTGCATCCGGGATATCGGGGAGTTGTGGCCCATATCGGCGAGTTCGGTCCACGTCGCGGTGGGGTCCGGTGTGATCGCCGAGTTGACGTGGATGATCGAGAACCCGACCTCGGCGTTGTTCGTCGCGTCGCCGAGAGCGGCCAGGGTCACCGACGAGGAAGTCTGCCCGGTGTTGTGGGCGAACACCGACTGGATGAGGAAGTCGGTCAGATCCATTCCGGTGATCTGCAGGACGTAGAAGATGATGCCCGTGTAGCCGCCGGACGGGGCGGTGACGTTGAAGTTCGACGCTGACGGTGACGCACCCGCGTAGGCCGAGTAGACGACGAGCCGGGCGCCGGTGCCCTGAATGTCTGAACCCTCGAGGGTCCATGTGGCGCCGTACCCGGTGACGGACGCCGGGACGACACCGCCGCCGGCCTTCCCGGTGCGAACCGCGAGCAGCAGCCCCGAGTTAGCGGCCGGTTGGGTCGATTCGACGTCCGAGTATGAAAGCTGGTTCGCGGTGTCGGCGTGCGCGGCGAGGAGCGTGACGACTATCGCCATCGTCAGCCCCCCGGGATCGGAACAGCCTCCGGGTCACACACCGGTGTCGCGGTGATCGACGTGTCGGTGCCCTTCACGCCGGCGCGCAACGAATCCGGTTCCAGGTAGATCTTCACCGGGCGGGCGAAGCTGTCGTCGTTGGTGAAGGTCAGCGCTTCGTCACCGTCCGGGCAGGCGGGCACCGTGATCCTGCGGCCCTCGGAGCCGTGGCGGGTTCCGTGCCACCCGTACCACACGACCCCGGGGGTCACTGCCACAACGAGCGACCCGTTGGCCGGGACGTCGACGACCGGTTGCACCTTCCCCATATCAGACCGGCGACGCGGTGAACAGGGCGGTGGGAAAGTCGTAGTTGACGTCGGAGCCGTTCGGCACGAAGTCGGAGGTGAGTTCGCACAGGTACGTCATCACGATGCCCGAGTCGGTGCCGCCCGTGGTGTCCGAGTCGTACCCGATGCCGACCACCGACCAGTTGTTACCCGCCGCGACGGCGGTGAGCGCCGGGGTGATGTCGGTGATCGTCGCCACCATGTTCGACCCCGACACGGTCGGGTCGCCGAGCCCGGCGTCCGTCACGACCACCCGGGCGTAGTTCGCGTTCGTGGGTTCGTCGTTGCCTGTGCCGGCGAGCAACGTCGCCAAGTCGGCGTAGGTGCGGAGCGTCGCCAACGACTCATGCCCGGCAGCGAGTGCGAAGATCACGAACGCGCTGTTCGCCGGGTCGTTCGCGTTGATCCTGCGCTGCTGTTCCATCTCCGAGCCGAGCGAGATGCGGGAGATTCCGGCGGTCATGCCGACGCCCCTTTCTCGATCGCCTTCTGACGGGCGACCGCGCGTTCCTTGTCGGCGTCGGCGAACGACCTCGGCGGCGTCTCATCAGTCACCCATCGACCGTTCTCGAGCTGCCGCGGGTAGGGCGCCTCAGCGACCGCCTCGGCCTCGGCCTTCTTGCTCATCGTCTGCGATCCCTTCTGTCGATGATCGGGCCCGACCAGTCGAGATCGAGCGCTGAACTGTCCCGGCCGCAGAAACGGTGCGCGACCCTGCCGCGGGTGTGCCCCACCAGCGACGGGACCGAGTCGTCGTGATCCACCAGGCCGGGCCACGTGTACCAGCAGCGCCGCCCCGCCACGTTCCTGAAATACCGGGCGAGGCGGGCGTCGTACGGCATCCCCCGCAACCGCTCACACCACGCCACCAACGGCTTCGCGTGCGCCGTGGGTGCCACGATGGCGACACCCCAACGCAACGTGCGGCCGATCACCCACGACGCCCCGACCCGGGCAGCCTCCACCGCCTCAGCGTCGATGAGCCGCGACGGGCCGTGATGATTCCCGTAGTAGATCGACACCGGGTGACCGGCCACCGCCGGGGTCGCGTCGAGCGCCGCCTCGAGCCCGGCGACCAGGTCCCGGCACACAACCGCGTCGTCCTGCAACACCAGGTGATGGGTCGCGCCCGGGTCCGCCGCTGACCATGCTGCAGCGGCGGTGCGCCACCTGGCCTCGGGTGCTGTCGACGGTGCCGTGTTGGCCGCCCACGCCACATGCGCGGGGCGGTCGAGACGAGCGACGAGCGCCTCTACGAGCGGGGCGCGTACACGGTGCGCCATCACTGCGACAGAGACGCTCGTCATGCTCAGGTAGCGGTGATCGGGACAGCACCGCAAGCGGCGACCGGGAGGGTCTGAGTCTCGAGCGCCCAGTCATACAACGTCACCGGGTCGTCGGACAGGAGATCCCAGTCCCCAGCGGGCCCGTCGTCCCAATCCCCGGCGTCGACAGCGACCCCGGTGTAGACGATCGCGAGCGGGTTGTTGCCGTGCGACACGTTCGACCGGAGCCAGCCACGGGTGCGGGGCAGCACGTACCGCACCTGACCGGCGATCGACTCGTCGAGGAACTGGTTGACCCAATACTCGAGGCTCAGGTCGGTGGGTCCACCGATGGTGCCGACACCGGGCGCCCCGTAACCGACGTCGTCGGTGCCGAGCTGGTGAACGGTGCCGCCGCCGAGCATCGCCTGCAGGTCAGGGTCTGGGGTGCATAGCGTCAGCGTTACGTTCAACCGGTCGAGGTTGTCGGGCGCCTTGTAGCCCATGCACTTCCTGCCGCACCCGTCGAGTTGCGACAGCTCCTGCCCGGTTGTGACCTGCGGCGACAGGTCGATCGTGACGAGCGCGCCTGACACGTACATGTTGAGCCCGGCGTCGGGGTGCCCGGTCGCGTCAAGCTCAGCAGCTCGGAGCAGGCACGCTTGCGCCTGCGGGTAGCAAACTTCGACTGCCATGTTTCCCTCCTACGGGATGGTGACGATCTCTGAGACGACGAGGCACGGGTCGAACGCGACTAGGTGCAGTTCCTCCGCTCTCGCGGTGACCGTGTTCTGGGTGCGTTCGACGTCGAACAGGGGTTTGCCCATCGACTCGAACCCGTGGTGCACCGCATGGGAGATGATGACGGGACCGGTGATCGTCCCGGCCCCGATGGTGACGGTGTCGGTGTACCCGGTGGAGATCGACACGGCGTGCCCGGTGGGGGACCGCCAACGACCGTTGTCGCGGGTGATCGCCCCTTCGGCGATGGCGTAGGTGGCGACCGCGGGTGGCAGGTGCAGGACACCGACTCTCCCGTTCGCCCCGACCGCCCACCGTTGCTCAGCGGCGGCGATCGCCCCGGTGGCGGAGTCCCAGGTGCCGCCCGGTGTGTCGACACCGAGCAGGTTCGGTGACTCGGTGAACGCACCGCCGCCACCGGACCACAGCACCTGCCCCACTGTCCATTCCCGCACCGCGGCGAGCCCATCGAGGGACGCCTGCTCGATGCCACCCGCTGAGAGTGCGGAGCATTCGACGGCGAGGACGTCCACGAACGGGGCGAACGTCGCCTCGTCCCCTGGGCGCACACCCGGTTTCGGTGTCTGCTCGCACCCGTAGATGGGGGCGACCGGGTCGATGCACCCGTTCGACTGGAACTGGATGCCCCTCTGCCACCCGTCCGGGAGTGCCCTGGCGATCGCCAGGACACCCTCGGTTGGGCGGGGCGGGGCCGGCCAGATGACGGGGGTTGTCACGTTCTCAGGCTCCGCAGACGCAACCCTCGGTGATCGGGATGGTCAGCTCGATTGGCGAGCACCCGACAACACCGAGCGCCTCGAACGTCTCCATAAACGCCTGCCGGTCGTTCGTGCTGTTGAGGGTCGAGTCGGTGATCTCGGTGCCGAGATCGAGCGTCCCGCCGTCGAGGAAGAGCACCGAGCCCTCCGGGTACAGCACACCGGTCGCGGTGGCCGGGAAGTCGTCGAGGGTGGCGTCGGTCTGCGCGGCGAGCCGGTTCACGTCCGGTGAGTACACCGGCGAGATGTTCAGCGCCGCGAAGTAACCGGCGATGATCGAGTCGGCCACCTGGAACGCCTGGTCACCGGGCTGTTGCCTGGTGAGCGCCGCCCTGATCGCGTCGAGCAACCACTCCGACGTCACGAACCGGAGTGTCGTGGTCCGACGCAGCCGGCGTGCCGACCGGTACCGGGCGGCTGCCTTCGCGAGTCCGACGAACGTGTTTCGGGCTGTCTCGTCGATCGCCGGGATCACGACCGCCGCGGCCGGGTCCGACGCGGCAGCGAGTGCCGTGAACAGGGTCAGCTCGGCGAGTGCGTCGTGTTCGACGGCGAGCAGCTGAAGCGCTGCGTTCCACTGCTCGGTGTTGAACCGGGCCTGGAAGTTCCCGATCGTGACACACGCGGTGATCGCGTCGACGAGCACGGTTGTCTCCGGTCCGCACTCGACCCGGATGCATGGCTTCGTCGTTGAACCGGGGGCGGCGTCGGTTGCCTCATCCCACACGGACACGGCACCGGCGAGGTCACCGAACACCAGGGGCGGTGGGAACGCGACCCCGCCTCGGCCACCGAAACCGGGACCGAACGACGGGAGCGAGTCGCGGATGGGGCGGCCACGGTCACCGCACACGGTCTGATCGAACCGGGCGCCGATCGGGGGACAGATCCCGCCGGCGGCGACCACCGGGCCGACCGCGGCGTTCACGATCTCCATGTTCGCGGCGGCGTCCGGGGTCAGCGACCTCGGGTGCTCGTACTCGGCGCGGACCAGGGTCGTCCGGACGCTCGTGTCGCGGGCGAACCGTGCGAACGTCTCGGCGACGTCCCGCATCGAGTGCAGGACGCCCTGGCTGGATGCGTTGCCGATGCCTCGGAACGCACCGACCGGTTCTGGTGTCTCCGGTTCGGTGGCCTGGTGTGCCCGGCGGCGCCTGAGCACGTCCCGCAGCGGCACGGAGGCTGCTACCGACTCCTGCTCGGGCGCGGCCTGCTCGACGGGCTCCGGGGACTCGACCGGGTCGGCCGTCGCCTCGGGCGCCGGTGCATCGGCTTCGTCGTCGGCTTCGGGTTCCGGGTCGGGGTCGGGGTCGAGCCCGTCGAGCAGTTGCGCCATCTCCGCCCGCTCCGTCTCGGCGCGGGTCGCCCGCTCCGCCAGCTCGGTGTCGATCGCATCGATCGTGGCGCGCAGCGAACGGGCGGCTTCGAGGTCCGGGGTGTCCGCGGCGGCTGCTTCGTGCAACGCGGCGGCGAGTTCGTCACGCGCCGTGTGCAAATCCTCGGTCGTGGGTGGGGTGTCGGTGCCGATCTGAGCGACCAGCTCCGCGAGTCGGTCGGGGTCCATGAAGTCACTCCGTTGAGGGTCGGCCTCGGGTGCTTCGCCCCGAGCGTGCCACCGGTACACCGCCCGGTTACACGCGGCGGCACCATATCACGGTTCGGTGAGACGTTGCGTGACCATCTCCGTGAACCCGACGATTCCGGCGGCGGTCCCGGCGATCAGCCACGGCACCGGCAACGGGTGAACCTGGTCAACAGAGAACGTGACGGCGGCCGCGATCCATGTGCCGAGACACCACGGGCAGTCGACCAACCGGTGCGGCCAACCCTGGAGACGAGAGTGGAAGGGTTCGGTGATGTCGTCACGTGCGACGAGCCGCCACAGCCGCCACGACGCCAACCCGATCAGGACCGCAGCCTCAACCGGGGTCACTGAGCAACGCCACCAGCTCGGCCTTACGGAGCGACGACACCCCGGTGTGCCCGGCGGCGGCCGCCAACTTCCGCAACTCGGTGACCGTGAACGACCCCAACTCCGCGACCACATCATCATCACCGTCGCCGTCGTCATCATCATCGGGGTTGTCGAGGGGTAGCAGCGCGAACGCGGCGGCGAGTGCTGTCGGTCGGCCACCGGCCGGCGCCCACGTCCACTCGTCACCGTCCACCGTCTCGAGCCACCGCCCCGAGATGGTGCGCACTTCGACGGTGTCGCCGACACCGGCCGGGTCCACAACCGCGGCGAACGTGCGGCCGTCCTCACGGCCGACGACGAGCCGGGCCCGCCAGCGTACGGTCGATGACCCGGCCTTCGGGGTGACCCACACCCGGGCCATCGTGTCGTGTGTGACGTGCATCACTCAGCCTCGACCGTTTCGAGCGTCGCGTACACCGGCACCGCCGCCAAGGTCGCGACGGCGAACCGTTCGAGCAGCTCGACCCGTTGCTCGAGTGTCTGCGCCTCGTCGTCGCAACCGCAGGGGCTCATCGCCTGGTCAGCGAGCCCACCCGGGCCCGTATCAGTCTCGATATGCCCTGACTCGAGGATCGCCACGTCACCGGCGCAAGCGGCGACCGGCCACGCCGGGGTTGGCACGAGTTGAATCCCGAGCAGCACCCGGCCGCGTTCGGTCGGCCAGATCTCGATGGAGGGGGCCGCGCCGAGCATCTCCCGCAGGTCGTCGGTGGCCAGGTTCGACCGGAGCGACCCGGAGACGGCGACACCAGCGGGTGAGCGCCACGCGATCACGTCAGCGACAACGGTGGCGGTGTCGTCGTGGTGTGCTTTCGCCTCGGCGGCGGTCATGTTCGTGTCAGGGTGCCCGCCCCGCATCGTCAGCGGCAGTGTTCGGATCTCGGTGCCGTCGTCGAGTCTGAGCGGCGACGAGGTTTGCCCGCCCTGCCAGTCGATCGGCCCGCCCGCTTCGAGCGACTCGACGGTGACGCAGCCGGGTAGCCCGCGGTGGCAGACACCGGACGGTGCGACGAGTCCCCAGACGCGGCCGTCGTCGTTGACCTGCAGCGGGGTGCCTTCGGGTGGGTCGTCCTGCGCGAAGTGATCGGCGCGCAGCACCGGCAACGGCACCGCGGCGACCTCGGCACCGTTCACGAACACGCGCTCGATGCCGGTCACTGAGTCGGTGTGATAGACAATCTGGTCAGCGGTGGTCGGGGTGTGCGCCATGACGAGATGGTCGCCGGTTGCGTCCAAGGCAGCGACGATCGCGTGATAGTCAGCGGCCAAAATGTTCCCTCCCTGCTCGGATGACACCGTCGCTCAGGATGCGGTAAGGGCGGGTGCCGGGATGCTGCACCCGCTTAGCGTAGACCACGGTCCCGTCCCGGCCGGTGAACCTCAGGAACCCGCCCGGGTTACGGGGCCGGATCACATGCGGCCGGGACCCGCCCTCCAGGATCGCCGAGTGATCCGCCGACGCGGTTGTGAGGATGCGGCGCCCATCCCACGTCGATGAGATCCCCGACCGGTAACGGCCGGTGCGGACGTTCACCCGTTCGTCGGCGACCTGCCGGACCACCCTGGTGACGACCCCGGCGAACCCGGCCATCACCCTCCCGACTTCCCCGGTGCGCCCATCCAGCAGCCGAGCAGCGTCGACGTTGAGCTTGACGTTGACGGTCATCCGTTCACCATCGCGAAGCGGCCGGTGCCGGTGTCGCGCAGCTTCGGCACCGCGTCGCACAGGCAACCCCGATGATCCCCCGGCCACCAACCCGACGGGGTCGGCAACTCGGCGAACACCTGCCCGGCGAGCACCCGGTGGTCATGGAACGGGTGGTCGCGGCGGATGTCGACCCGGTACGCCCACTGCCACCCGGCCAGGGTGACCCCGCGGGTGGCGAGCGCCTCCAACGTGAGGGGGCCGGTGGCGAACCCGGCAGCGGGTGGCGCCTCAGGGAACGGCA